TGGTACTGCATGGCATGTAGTTTTTAATTCAAGCCAGTTTCCTGACACTATGGTATGGCAAACGAATACATACACTAGTGTTCAGTACATGTGGAACGGTGTCACATGGACTAAGAGCTTTGAAGGTGAGTACGACCAAGGATCATGGAGAATAGAATTGTAACAGAACAGATAGTGTGTAGCGGAGCATTGTTCTACGCTAAGTCTACACGACGATTCTTACTGTTACAAAAAGCTCATGGTAAACATGAAGGTACTTGGGGGTTAGTTGGCGGCACTAACATACAAGGCGAAACACCGTGGCAAGGTCTAGTTAGAGAAATCAACGAAGAAATTGGTCCCTGTCCTGAAATAATCAAAACAATTCCTCTTGAAACTTTTGTCAGCAATGACAAAGTGTTTAATTTTCACACTTATTTGTGTGTGATAGAAGAAGAATTCATCCCATATCTCAGCGACGAACATAATGGCTGGTGCTGGGCTACAATAGACCGTGCTCCAAAACCATTACATCAAGGTTTGCGTAATAGTTTTTCGAGCAAAACAATTCGTACAAAACTTCAAACTGTATTTGACTTAGTAGATTTAATCTAGTATAATCTAGTATGAATCTAAGTAATTTCATACTACACTTCGGCAACGGTTTGCCCAATACATTGTGCGATAATATTATCAGCAAGTTTAAAGATTCGCCTAATTGGAAACCTCACGGTTGGGCCGAATACACTAGTCAACCTTATAGCAATGATCAAAAAGAATTTAGTGTTTTAGATTGGGCTGAAGACGAGTTGTCCGAAGAATTTGCAGGGTGCTTATTTAAAGCACTTACAGTATATCATCAAAAAGTAGGATTGAAAAACAAAGCATTAGCAAATGGTATAAGTTTGCCCAGACTTAACAAATACGAAGTAGGGCAATATTGCAGAAATCATTACGACCATATATATTCCTTGTTCGAGGGAGAAAAACGCGGAATACCAGTATTGTCTATTATTACTAATTTTAACGAAAACTATTCCGGAGGAGAATTAGTTTTTTGGAAAGGCACACCATTCGAATCTACATTTAAATTAGATAAAGGTGATATTATTATATGGCCTAGCGCATTTTTATATCCTCACACAATAAATGAAATAACTAAAGGCACACGATACTCTGCTGTCGTTTGGACATGGTAACATGAAATTATTATCAGTATCTTTACCCAGACACGATGGAAGTATTGCTTATTTTGACAGTGAGCAAGTTCATTATGTAAAATTAGAACGCATTAAACAAGATAAAAGATTTGCAATAGATAATAAATGGTCATGGATATATGAAATTAAACAGTTATGGAATATTGATTTAAAAGACATAGACGAAATTATTTTTGATTTCCATGCAGAAACATTTTATGATTTAAACAATTTACCTCCCGAAATAACAAAAGTATTATTGGGAGAAACTAATGTAGTTAAATTAGAACCCAATATCAATGTTTTTAATAGTTATATTCCAAATAAAAATATATATTATATAGGTCATCATTACGCCCATTCACTTAGTACATGGATGTTAACTGATTCTAAACCCGATTTGTGCGTAGTAATAGACGGAGTTGGCGATCACAGATCGTGGAGCATATTTAAAAACGATAAACTTATAGACAGAGGGCTTGCAACCAACGGATCCATAGGCGGATCTATGATGGCTTCAGCATCGATATTAGGAATCAAAGCTAAAATTTCCAATGATCTGCCTGGAAAACTTATGGGGTTGCAAAGTTATGGTACTATAGATGAAGCATATCTAAGATATCTGCAACAATTTGATTACTCTTGCATAAACGATATCTTTTCTATTGCAAGATGGTATAACTATAAACGTAGTCAAGATACTAGTTCACATCAAGACTGGATTAAAACTGTACATAAACACATGGAAAATGTGTTAATTGATCTTTTTAAAAAGTATGCTAGTAAAACGGATGTTATTAGCTATTCAGGCGGAGTTGCACAAAATGTTATTTGGAATACTGAACTTAAAAAGCATTTTAAAAATTTAATTATTCCTCCACATGCTGGCGATGAAGGATTAAGTTTAGGTGCCTTAGAATGGTTAAGAATTAAAAATAATTTGCCTCCGTTTAAGTTATCAAATTTTCCCTATATACAATCCGATACTCCACCTAATGCAATGCCATCTATGCAAGCAATTAAAAAGGCCGCAGAATTTTTAGCACAAGGAAAAACAGTTGGATGGTATCAAGATAAGGGAGAAGCCGGGCCCAGGGCATTAGGCAATCGAAGTATTCTAATGGATCCTAGACTTGCAAATGGTAAAGATATAATAAATGGAATTAAAAATCGAGAATATTACAGACCTTTTGGAGCAAGCGTATTAAAAGAATATGCATCTGAATATTTTGATCTAGCATGGGATGATGATTTTATGTTATATACTGCATCGGTTAAATCAAATAACTATCCTGCTATAACACACGTAGATGGTACTTGCAGAGTGCAAACAGTAGACGATAAAAATCCTGTATTTAAAATGTTATTAACAGAATTTTATAATTTAACAGGCTGTCCTATATTACTTAACACTAGTTTAAATCTAGCAGGAAAACCATTAGCCGGTTATCCAGAAGTTGCCAAAGATTTATTGGCCACTACTGCACTAGATTCTGTGTTTATTGGCAATGAATACTTTTTAAAATATTAATATGAAAGAGATTGCAATCATTGGTGGCGGTACTGCTGGCTGGATATCAGCTATTTTTGCTCGACATTATCTTGGAAAAGATTATAATATAACTGTTTTCGAACCTAGTCAAATTGGAATAATAGGTGCTGGAGAAGGAAGTACAGGTTTATTTAAAAATTTTTTAGAAACAGGTATGTTGGGTATTAACGAAAAAGATTTTATCAAAGAAACCAGTGCTACTTTTAAATTAGGAATTAAGCATCAAGACTGGTTTGAACAAGATCATAGTTATTTTGGTCCATTAGATGACGTTCGTAGTGTAGTAAGTCCGTTGCCAAAAAATAAAAGTTTTAATTATTTTGTTAATGAGGTATTATCTCGCGGAGAAAAAATAGGTAATAATACACTTAACGGACAACTAATGCCGTTGCATAAATTCAGTAAACCTGAACAATTAACAAAATTTTTAACTTATAGCTATCATTTTGACGGACACAAAGTTGGAAAATATTTTAAAAAATGTTGCTTGCAAAATAATGTTAGTTCTATTGATGATCAAATAGTTGATATAGAGCAAGATAATAATGGAAATATTTCAGCATTAGTATTAAAAAATAATGAAAAATTTTTTGTAGATTTTGTAATAGATGCTAGCGGATTTGCAAAAGTTATTGCTAACAAATTAGGAATAAATTGGATTAGTTACCAGGAATATTTGCCAGTAAATTCTGCTTTGCCATTTTTATTAGATTATGAAAATAATAGTATGCCTAATTATACACTTGCTCAGGCACTATCAGCTGGATGGATGTGGCAAATTCCTAAACAAGATAAACTAGGGTGCGGTTATGTTTTTTGTGACAAATATATAGACTTTGATCAAGCACAGCAAGAATTAGAAGAAAAATTAGGTCGTAAAATTTCTCCTATTAAACAAATTAAATTTAATAGTGGACGTTCTGATAAGTTTCTATTTAAAAATTATCTATCAGTTGGATTATCGGCAGCATTTTTAGAACCTTTAGAAGCAACTAGCATACATTCTACATTAGAGCAACTTAAAGTATTTTTTGAAGAATATACCTTAACGGATTATAATTATGAAAAATATAATCAATACATAGGAGATATGTATGATTCTTTTAGAGATTTCATTGTAATACATTATAGAACTAAACGCAAAGAACAGTTTTGGATAGATCGATGGAATGATAAAATATCTTCTAATACTGCTAATTTATTAGATGCTGTTAAGTATAAAATTCCTAGAGATTTAGATTTTATGACACTAAGTAGAACTGTTAATAGTGTTCTATATCTAAATGTCTTAGACGGTTTAGAATTGCTTGATAAAAATATTGCTAAAAATGAATTAGAATTTTATCAAGCAACACAACAATCTAATAATACTTTGGATTTGATAAAAGAATCGTGGAGTAAAATAATTCCTATGTTTGATGATCATAGAAATTATATTAATTTAATTACGCAAACGTAAAGACACAAACACATCGATCTTGATTAATTGGAGGGAATTTGTGGGCGTGTGTTACTCCTGGAAATATAACACTTTTAAATTCTTCTGCTTGAACAGATTCTATAATTTCCATATTTTCGTCAAACAAAACTGTAGGAGCATTTTCTACAGTATTAAGATACATGACCCAATTCCAGTGAGGGAAAAAATGATCTACATGAGGAACTGTAAATTCATAGTTGCTATGTACTACTAGGTTAAGACTAGATCGCAGGATTGTTTTATATTCTATATTTTGTTCTCTTAAATGCCTAGAAAAAATAACATGAAAAAACGAATATAAAGATGGATCTACTATTTTGCCCGACTGATCAGGATCCCAGTATGGCTTTTCTGCTCGATCCATTAATGGATGACTAAACCAAAATGTATTTCCGGCTCGCCCTTTAAATTTTTCGTCGGGTTCTGTATAAGTTTGTGCAGGATTTCTATGCCAAGGCAGTGCATATCCTAAGATTTTAGTTTTTATAAAATCTATTTCGGAAGTAGTTAACGATACTTGAGATACTATAGTGGAATTCACTGTTAATAATTATGCATCTTTGGCAGTTGCCATAAATTCGAGCTTAACTTTCATATCAGTGTACAATTCTGCAAGCACATTACCTTGTGTTGGTTGATATGTCATTCTATGAGTAAATCCTCCAATAGGTTTAGCACCATTATTATAAGATGTTTGATCATTCCAAATTGCTACATCTGCATGTATATCACTATAGCGTTTAATTGGAGCAGGTAAGGGGTTTCCTTCGAGATCTACTGCTCGAATATCTGTATTGTGATCCATTCTTATTGCTATAATTCTGTAGTATGCGTTTGGATGTGTTGTACCAAAATCGCTTTCAAAGTTCTGTGTCAGTGCCATTGTTTATTCTCCTTCTGTAGAAGCATATCTAAAATATGTTGTCATGATATATTTATTGTTACTTACAGGGGCTTCTGCCCTATGTTTGAACATCCAATACGGAGGGAATATCACTGATGTTCCCGCTTTTGGTTTAATACTTATACCTAACTGTGGAAATACTGTTTCTCCACCTTCTTCTACATCATTCAAATAGATAAGAAATGCCATAAATCTTGTAGAGGTAATGTGATCACAGTTATCCATGTGTTCTCCAAAATAATCTTTACCTCCTGCCTGATATTTTTTAACTACGGGTGTTTCTAATTTGACTGGCGTCGCATAGAAATTAAAAACAGGCACAGTCTGTTGATAATATCCCAGCATATTTTGTAAAGAAATGGCAACTTCTGAAAGATCAACACCTTCTAAAGGGCGTTGGACAAAATTTTTTGTATTAGTTGTTATAGGATAATTTTGTTGTTCTACAAAATCAATATATTTTTTACAAAAAGTAGAATCTACAGCATTTGGTATCTGTAGTATTAGTTGGTTTAATAGCATAGGAATCCTCCTATACTACTTAGCCTGAAGATACATAACCATCTGGAGGTTCGGCTATAAAGCCGTATCCAAATATTTGAACATAATTAGTACTTCCGGTATTTTTAATATATAAACCGTAGTTATTATTTCCCATATAAAACATTGGACTAATATTATGATCTTGATAATTATCGCCCCAATCTCTACCATATACTGTCCAATTACTTAGTTTAAATCCGCTATCGTATGGTGTGGCAGATCCGATTGCATTAATGTGTATATTTAATGTAGTATTTTCAGTTATATCAGGTGAACCTTGTACGTTAACAACTAACCACAGACGAACACGACTGCCTTGCGGCCAACTCATATTTCCAAGCGCATTAAAATACTGTTCTGAACCTGGACTGATAGTTGTCGGAACGCCTAAGCCTTGGCCTGTTGCTGAGTTGTGCAACTGCATTGGAATTAAAATTGATCCCGACTTAGCATAATTACTGTTAACACCGCCGAATTGTGTAAATGTGTTACCAGTGTTAGTATAAACACCGTTAGTTACTGCTCCAGCAGTAAAGCTACTACCAGTTCCAGTTAAACTTGCACCTGATCCACTAAAAGTTCCAGCAGAAACTGTACCTGGAACACTTATACCATTACTTCCACTAGTTGATAAGAATGTAGTACTGCCGTTAATTAAATTAATACTAATCGGACTAGTATCATTATTAAAATAAAAATTACCGCTAGTGGCATTTAAAATAACATTACCTGAAGTATCAAATCTCAAACTACCTTTGTTTACACTATTAAAACTAGCACCTATTACTATCTGTGATCCGCTAGGATTAGTCAATTGAATATGTGTTCCTGCTAGTGTAGAAGTACTAGATGTAACTGTAATAGTATTCAATCCGGTAGTTTGAAGTGTACCAGTAACAGAAGAATTGCCAGTTACAACTGCTCCACCTGAACTTACAGTAAGTGTATTGGCAAATGTAGCTGTGCTATTTGTATAAACTGCTCCTGCAATACCAACGCCGCCGCCGACTAGCAATGCGGCACCGGATGTATTATAAGCACTTGCGGCTCCATTACTAGTTAGTGTTGTTGCGCCATTAGCTGTTAATGTAGTAAATGCACCAGTTGATCTAGTAGTTGCGCCAATAGCCATGTTATCTATAGTACCAGCAGTTCCAGGTGCTATATTAACTGTACCAGTTCCAGTTGGCTGTAGACTAATACTGCTGTTTGATGGATTTAAAGTTACTGATCCAGAAGCAGTTAATGTTACTGCAACACTATTGCCTCCTAACCAACTTTCAACAAGATAATTAGTTGCATCACTGCTTATTGTGATTATTGAACCTGCTGGTAAAGTAATGTTGCTAGAACTACTTGCACCCGGGCCATTAAACACACCACTAGGTGTGTTTAATACAATATTAGCTCCGGTTGAATTGTAATAAGTTTGTGTTTGACCAGCATAGTAAGTAGGATTAGGAAGTGTAACAGTACCCGATCCGGTTAATGTAGTCAGTAATCCGCTATAAGGTGTAGCAATTGAATTGCCACCTGCTACTGATCCGGTTGTACTGACTGTATTATATCGTGCCATATGTTATTTAACTTCTTCCAGCTTCCAAGATTTTGTAGATTCGTCCCACACCCAAGGCTGATTTGGATCTTCTGGCCACGGAGCTGGTGGTTGCCAAGACCAAGTATTGGTATCTAATGTCCAACTAGGATAAGGTTGCGGATGATAAAACACATCATGTTTACTATCATAAATCATGCCTATACCGGCATAGTTACCTCTTAAAGCTATGCCTCCGTCAGGTTTTCCATCTGGTCCATAATGTATACCGCCCCTAGTGTTGTAACTAGTTTGTATCCATTCTCCTGGACTATTATCTTGAAAAGTTCTAAAAAAATCAGGCTCGGCTTTTATACTTTCAACTACAACGCCATTTAAAACTTTAACATAAGATCCCATTATATCTCCTATTTAAAAGCTGGACCATTGATCCAAGCTACTAAACTATATCTTGTTCCTTCGGTTACCGGTTGTACTTCATGTAGTACATAACTAGGAAATACAACCACATGTCCTTGTTCTCGCTTCATTAATTCTGGAGTCATACCAATTTGAATAGCAAGATCTCCACCTTTATAACTTTCAGGATCGCTTAATTGTATAGTAATGGATAACTTTCTAACCATGTGTCCAATCATTCGATCAATATGCATGCCATAGTTACCGCTAGGAGCTTCATATTTGGTAAACTGAAAACCTTCACAAAACCCTGTTAATTCAAAATTAAAATACTGAGTATTTAAACTGTTAATAATATCAGTCATTCTACGAAAGACCCATTCCATATTATCGCTGCCGTATAGCCATGCAATCTTACTGTCTCTTATAACTGTATTTTTTTCAAGTCCACCGTCTTTGGCGCCAACTACTGCTGATTTAAGAATTTTGCTGTTACCAATTTCTATAATTTTTTCACATTCTTCTGGAGTAAACGCATTGTCCCAGTAAGTCCAATTTTGGACAGCATCTGCTTTGAGTAGCCAAGCGGCACCTGGAGTTTCGCTTTGTACTGTTGATCCTTCTATTATTGTGTTCATGTAATTTTTCCGATGTTTAGTATGTATGCACTAAGCAGTATAAGTACCTGAACTTGTGAACGTATGAACTTGGTATTTTACACCCGAAGTATATGAAGTTACATTTCCACCGGATCCCAATTGGCTAGCTGAAGCATAAGATAGAATTACCACTCCTGTTCCGCCGTTTCCGCCGTAATATGGTGATGGAGCGCCGCCACCGCCGCCACCGCCGCCAGTATTAGCACTACCTGGAGGAGCATAAGCTGTTACGTTTCCGCCACCAGCTCCTCCGCCACCTAAGCCGCCAGGATATTGAGTAGTTGGACCACCAGCTCCTCCTCCGCCTGCGTAGTATGTTCCAGATCCTGTAATAGAACTAGATTGGCCATCACCGCCTGCATAAGTTCCGCCAATACCTGCATTACCAGCAGTTCCCCATCCACCTCCACCATTACCAGGACCAGTGGTATTTCCACCCGGATTACCTTGTCCAGCAGTTCCTGATCCAGCGCCAGCGGCTGTTGCTCCAGCGCCACCACCAGATCCACCAGGTTGTCCAACCAAGCTACTAGGACTTGCGCCACCGCCGCCACCAACGGCACTAACTGAAACTGTTCCACCGCTGATGCTTGACGCACCTCCGTTAGTACCGGTTGAACTGGAATTAGCCGGATAAGATCCTCCATTTCCAACTGTAATTGTATATGATTGTCCTGGAGTAGCTAAGAATGTTCCAGTTAATGCACCACCCGCACCACCGCCAGAACCATAACCAGGCCCTGGACCATTAGTTCCTCCACCACCGCCACCTGCTACTACTAGATATGTTACTGTATAAGGCCCAGCAATACTTTGCCATGCTGAACCATTATAAAATTCTGCATAACTAGTTTGTGTATTCATACGCATGTAGCCAGCAACTGGACTACCAGGACGTTGTGCAGTATTTCCTCGAGGCAATGCAAGTGCATCAGTACGATTTGAAATATCTAAACTTACATTAGCTGTAGTGCTACCAATAGATACATTACCAGTACCTGAGGGATTAATTGCTAATGTTGTATAAGCTACACTTTTATTAACAGCCCCAATCCAACCGTATCTAGTAGAACCGTTATCTGTTCCAATAAAAACACTTGTATCTCCATTATTAACAGCTTTACCAACAAGTAATCCTGAGCTAGTTTCCCAAGCACCAGCTGACACATTGGCAGCACCACTATAGGCAAATGCTGTAGGACTCATAGTACTAGCAGTTGTAGTTCCTATCGTTGCTGTGGTTGTAATTGTAGCACTTGTTCCAATAGTAGCTGTTGTAGTTGTTGATAGAGATGTAAATGCACCAGTACTGGCAGTAGTAGATCCAATGGCCATATTATCTATAGTACCAGCGGCTGCTGATTTAATAGTAACTACACCTGTTCCACTTGGTTGAATAACTACATTAGTATTTAATGGTGATAAAGTTACTGTACTACTTGCAGATAATGTAGTGAATGCACCTGTACTTGCTGTACTAGCACCTATACTCATATTATTAATTGTACCAGCACTACTAGGACTTATTGTCACCGATCCTGTACCTGGGCTTAGGTTAACTGAAGATGTTGCACTTAATGTTGAAGCACTAACATTTCCGCCTAACCAATCTTGTGTCAAATAATTTGTTCCATCGCTGATTAATGTTATGATAGATCCAGCAGGTAATGATAGAGTATTTGCACCGCCGCCTAATCCAGGGCCATTTATAACACCACTAGGTGTGCTTAATATAATAGCACTACCAGTTGAATTGTAGTATGATTGTGTCTGACCAGTATAGTAAACTGGATTTGGCACAGTTACAGTTCCGCTACCAGTTAACGTGGTCAGCAAACCACTGCTAGGTGTAGTAATTGTACTACCTCCTGCTACTGAACTAGTTGTACTGACTGTATTATATCGTGCCATAATGTATTTAAGTATTAATTTCCTGGAGGAGTTGGCCAAACTACATTGGTCAATCTTTCATTTTCATCTAATTCTGGTTGAGAATTTGCTGGTAAATCTCTTAATGCTTGCCTGTACTCTAACCAGGCGTTTTTGTTAGGATGACTATAGTCAGCTAATCCCCATGGAATATCGCAGTGGCGTAACAAGTCATTTCTACGCCAACGAAGCTGTGTTATTGCTGGAACTAAATCTGCCGGCTGTGGAGTATTACCTTCGGCCATCCATTGTTCAAAAAATTTATAATCGGCAGAAGCTTTATCTATTACGGTATGAATAGTATCTCCAACCATTAGATAAACTTGATCTAGATCATTTTTTCTTATTAGCTTATAATCCATTTTTTCTTTCCAATTCTGCTACTCGTTTTCTTAACTCCTGAACTTCTGCAAGTAAAACTACAGTTAATTTTTCATAATCTACATTTCTTACTACAGTTTTGTCTAATTCTTTAACAGTAATAGCCAAATCTGGAGCTACTTTAACTACTTCTTCCGCTATTAATCCGATTTGTCTCCCGCTAACTAGATTTTTTCCTAAATGTTTCCATTCTTCTTTATAATTATACTCTACTGGTCTCAATGCATCTATTAATCCAGGATCTAATTTATAGTCTTTAATATTAATTTTATAATCTTGACTAGAACCACTTGCATACATAGTTCCAACTACATGCAAATTATAACTAGGACTTTGGGTACCTATACCTAAGTTAGTTTTAATCCAACTTGTAGCACCTAATGTTACTGTAAAAATCTGGCTAGTACCGCCTTGCATAAATTGAAAGGGACTGTTAGTTGTGCTACCACCAGCATATTCTCGAAAAGTACAAAGATCGCTAGCCGAAGGAGAAGCACCAGTTGCATCAAATG